GCAGCGAATGCCTCATCATTTGCAGCCTGCCCTGCACGTACCACTTCCTTGTATTGTGCATCATCAAGGGCGCTTCCCGCATCTCTCTCCTTTGTGAGCCTTGCAGCATCGCGCACCATGTCGTCTGCATCTACTGGGGCAATCCCCGTTGCATTCCGCACAGCTTCTTGCATCGCGGCAAACTCCTTATCGGCACGCGATCCTATCCTTTGCTTAGCAACTAGTTGACCGGCTTGAGACCGTGAGGCGCCGATCCCAAGATCTTGCACGTATTGACCGGCAAGGTCTAGTGCAGTTTCTTCTGGTCCACCTACAATATTTGAAGCAGCACGACTAGGCGTTAGCCTCTCGGCGTCAGTAAGATATCCTGCTACATCTTGTTCTACTCCAGACATACCGCCGACACGTCGTTTGGTAAGCGCGTTGCTTACCTTTCCAGCAGCTCCGCCAATGAGTGGAGCAAGGGCTGTGCTCAACGCTGCAGAGTAGCCAACCGGCGCAGCCGTGCCAGTCGTTGTGCCAAAGTTCTCGCCATACGCTTGTGCTGCACTCTGAGTGACTCCTTCGGCAGCCCTGACCCCTGCGCGAGCCAGATATCCCCTCAACCGAGGATCGTTCATTGCAGCACTAGTTAGTTGTGCAAACCTTGGGCTATTGGACGCAAGGCTTGCTTGAGCACCAGGCAGGGGAAGGGCCGCTTGTAACGCCCCTGCTGTAAACTGCAAAAGTGCAGGACTTGCATCACGACGAGCCTGTCTTGCATCACGGTTTTGGAGAAACTTTTGCTTAACCGTAACGGATGGGTCCATGTTTATTGCGCCAAGTGCATCGGCAATATTACCAGAGATTCCCCCTAAATCAGCTAGTTGCTCAGCAAAGTCTTTTGTATTACGGGCCGCTTGGCTCAAAATGCTACGAGACTTGGGTTTTGCGCGTGGACGCTGCCGTTCGTCAGCCTTTTTTTCCGCATCTCCTACAAACGGATTTTGTGCATTACGTTCGCTGTTTCCCACATACGGATTTGTCATTATGGTCGAGCCTTGCGGACGGCTGCTTTAGCTGCATCAGGAGACATTCCGTTATTCACAAGCCGATCCCACATTTGTTCCTTTGTTTCTGACAAAGCTGTTTGATTCTGGGGGTTCTGTCCGCCGCCAAATCTTTCCGCGTCAGCTCCACCGTATTTAATCATTGCAGCAAGTTTTGCATCTCTGATTCGTTTCATTTCATTAATAAAGCGTGTTGCCTTAATAACTCCTGACGCCTCAGAATCGTTCTGATTTGGCACATATGATTCCAGAAGCTGAAGTTCGGTTGCTGACAAGGCAGTGCCGCCACGCTCTTTAGCTAGCGTACCGTACATGTTGCCAATGAGCGCCCGAACATCTTCACCCACGTCCCCACCCACTCTAAATAAGTTCTTTGTCCATGCTGGCAATGGAACAAACCCGAGTGCCCGACCTGTTGCATCCGTCTCTGTTGATACTGCGCCCTGGAGCGCCGTCAGTACTTCTTCCGCTTGTCCAATAATTGCGTCGTACGCGCCAAGTTTTTCAATCTGCGCGGGACTAGGGCGAAACCCGCCCTTTGACCCTTCTTTAGCGTTATTGATTTTAATTTGCGCTGCGACTCCAACGTCGCTGAGCGGGTCTACTGGAAACGGTTTTGGGAACAGATTGTTAAATGCATCAGGGTACTGCACCGCAAACTGTTGCTTAGCGACTGCAGCACGTGGCCCCGTCCCCTTGGCCAGTTGTGCCAAAGCCCACATTTTTTGGAACTGCTTATCGGTCTCAACGCCCGACTCGTCCTTCAGCACTGCACGCAACGCCGTTGCGTTGGCGGAAAGAACGCCCTGCTCCTTCGCGTTTTCCAATGTCTTCCGGGCAAAGGCTTGATCGCCCAACTCGTTAGCAGTTGGCAGGTACACTCGCCTTGTTATTCCACTTTTGCCACCAGAGCCCGGCACTTCTATGGCCTGACTAGCCATCCGCACACGTTCCTTGTCTGGTTCAATACCAATGTTGGCTGCATTTGGTGTAAGGCCTATCTTCAACGGTCCACGAGGCGTACCATCCGCCCTTGGAGGTAGTGCGTTCCCTGTCCCCAGTAGCGCAGCCTCTACCCGATCCGTCCTTACGGAGCTTGGCGCATCGGGGTTAAGTGTACCCGGGCCCATCTCGTCGGCATATCGACCACCCATCTTGCGAAGCTCGCGTTCCATCTCAAACTGCTGGAACGCCTTTTGTTCTTGACGGTCCTGCTCTTCCCTTGCCCGTCGTTCTGCTTCAAGGGCTTCCTCTCGTTCACGCTGCTTGAGGTTTGTGTAGCCCTTTGCTCCACCAGCAAGGGCAGCAAGGATAGCACCGAGTCCGTTTGGCATATTAGGCAATCCCCAGAAGTTTCTTGTCTGCTGGCGTCAGCTTCGAGTACCAGTCTGGACCATACAACACCTTCAGTTGATCCATATAAAATGTGCGTTCTGCCAGTGAGAGCCGACGCGATTCCAGCGCCCCGCCCTGTTGCAGCTGGCCGACTGTGAGATTGTTACCCAACACGCCCTGCACCGCACTCAGCCCACGATTGAGATTCGCCATCTCATTCTCAATCCGCATTGCCTCTCCCATCCGGCCTTCAGAGACTGCGTTCTGATATTGACTCTGCAACGCATTAAAGCGATTGAGTTGCTGATTTGCTACTTCGGCGTATAGGTTCTGGCCAGAAGTCATCGCCTGTGCACGGTCGCCAGCCTGTGTGGTTGCCGCCTCACGCAAGAGCCCCGCTGTCAGGTCAGACCGGACCCGTGCCTGCCGTTCGCCTAACGACTCGCCTTGCCGTGCCGCAATAGAAGATGCTTGCAGTCCACGGTTCGCCAGCTGTTCCTGCATTGCCCGATTCTCTTGACCAAACTGTGCGCCAAGGTTCGCCTCTGCTGCATCACGAATCGACGTAAACGCTTCGTTGTCGTACCGCGACGGGGTCTTCAGTGCCGCTTGCACTGCCGCAATCAGGTCAGCCTGCAACCCACGGGTCGCTGCTGGACCTTCCTCTGCGCCAGCCATTGTCGGGGCGGCAATGCCACCGTAAGGCTGAATGTTCGGCGCACCAACACTCAGGTTCCCGCCTGACCGACCAAGGAAAGCGTTGACTCGCGCCAGCAGGTCCTTGTCGTTAATCGCCAGATTTGAGTAGTCGGGAAGCGGCACTGAGTCGCCACCACCACCACCGCCACCACCACCGCCACCACCACCGCCACTAGGACCACCGGTACTAGACGCACCCGGCATAGTAATGCCAAGGCCACTAAGGAAGGTTACCAACTCTGCGCGTGATGCAACAATCGCAGGATCGTTGGCAAAGCCACCCTTGCCAGTTCCCGAATACTTATCAAGGAAGTCCTTTTTCTCAGGCTCCGACATTGCAAAAATGGCGTTCAGCGCAGGGATATTGCGGTATGAGTTGAGTACGCTAATAGTCCGCGCCGTACTCTGTTGCGACTCGCTGCCACCAAGGAGAGCAGACGGACTCTTGACCGACTTCTCAAAAGCTGCTTCTGCCGCCGTGTATTTGTCGAGGTCGGCTTGCGACTTGAAGACCAGTTCGCCCGTACTGTCCTGTGACGCATCGATACCACCCATAGCCGCGTATGCGGTATCACCATCACCGCTACCCATAGTCGCCTTGAACCCACTAAGGCCACTTCCAGAACGAGGCTTGTGCCTGAACGACTGAGCAGTAGTGCCAGTAGACCCGCCAGTAGAACCGCCGCTACCACCGCTACCACCAGTAGTGCTAGTACCGCCAGTACCAGAAATATCCTCACCGTCAGGAGTTTGAATAAACCCCGGTTGTCCCTGATACCCAGCCGCAAGTTGAGCGCTTACGCTACCCAGCAAGCCCTCTGGATCGCCCTTAGGGGCAACCTGCGGGGCTGGACGAGCAAGCCCTTCACCCTGTAGCTGTGCAAAGCTGGGCTGTCCCGCCGCAGGGCCGCCGGGGAACCGTATCTTCGGCGCACCACCAAAGATGTTTGCTGCGCCTACCTGTCCCTCTTTTTGGGCATCTCCATCACTTGCGGTCGTGATGGTCTGATTCCCAAAGAGGGTCTTCCGATACCCTGCTTTGCCGACGGCCATTAGATGTACCCCTTCGAGCCAAGACCTTTCATCACGGAACCACCAAAGAGGGTGCTATCTCCACCCATAATCGCCTTCATCAGTTGCTCACGAACCGGCGACAGTTCCTCATCACGGTTCTGCATAATCATCAAGATGCGCTTCCGATCTTCTTCCGAGAGCGACTGAATACGGGCGTCCCGCGCTTCTTTCGCGGCGTTAAGACCGTAGTTGCGTAGCGACTCGGCCTCTCGCTGGTCAACGGTACGGTTATAATAATCCCCCATACGCCTGTCATTGGCCTCTGCAGCGCGATCCTTTTTGTAGCCAGAGTAGGCATCGTAGGCACCTGTTCCAACCGCTAGTGCATTCTCCCATGGTGTCTTCTTATTTGCATCACCACCGGTAAACATGTTCTTGAGGTCGCTGCCTAACTTCCCGAAGGATCCCATGTCAGTTCCACTAGTTGAAGAAGGTGAAGCACTTGTTCCAACAACACCCGCATTGGCAACCCCACCCATCGCCCCAGACACACCAGAGCCAAGCATATAGCCCTCAAGGCCGCCCCTAAGAGCGTCGCGGCCCGTCGCACCCGGCTGAGCGCCCTTCATGCCAGCCTTGATTGCTGCGCCGACAAGAGGATTACCGAAGGAGACAGCCGTCCCCACACCAGCGGCAATGTCGGCCTTGTTTCGCTCGTAAGTATCACCCACCCAGCCGCCAATCTTGACTTTGCCAAGAGGTGTCGCGGCATAGCCCTTGGAGATAAGATCACTGGCCTTGCCAAAAACATCCCAACGTCGCCTCTTAGCCATTAGTCTTCACTCCGAAAGATGATAAAATCCAGCAACGCACTCGCCGGCGCTGCCGTTCCAAAGGTGCAGGTAAAGCTCGTGGTGGTGCGGACTGTCACCGCACGGGTCGTCAGCCACGAGGTCGTGATATGCACCCCGTAGTTTGTATCCTGCTCCTCACGAACCAGAGGAATCACGGCAGTCACCGCCGTCACGGTTACAGGAATCTGCACCCCGCAACCACCCGACGTGGCATACCGAATCCGCAGGCGACGTACCTGTTCCTGCTCACGGGTATTGACCATCGGCGCTGTCATTAGGTTCCCCCTCGACGGCCCATCGCAAAGGCTTGCACTTCTGCCCGTGAGTACAGAGCATCGGCTTCGCCCGAATCCACAATCGTGACGTCAATCCATTCCCCACGGTCAGCCAGTGGGACACGGAACATGGCGGCATTAGTTACGGCCAAACTCGTTGCATCAATCGCATAGCTACCGCTGCCCGACTGGGTGACCCATTCCACCGACACATCATCCGTGCCACGGGGGTCCATCAGGAGGTAGCCCCACCGATAGGACTTCTCGTTCATCGCATCGCCAGCAAAGAAACGGTGCGGCTGCACTCGCATCGCAAACTCTTCGCCCACCGTGTAGTTCACGGTCAAGTTATCAAGGTATGCCCCACCTGCATCGCAGAGCGTCACCCACCCTTCCGCATCACCACGGAGGATGAGGAACCGTCCCTCGTTGTCCTCGGACTCGAAGTGACAGGTAGTGGCTGGCGACAGGTATCCAGCAGTCCACGGACCTGACCACGCATTGAGGCGGTAGTTGTACACGAGGACGCCGTAATCCGGCACCCACCACCGAATCTCTTGGTAGTTGCGGACATGGACGCCACGGACGCCCTCGATTGTATCCCCATCCCAATCGCGGATAATGCTGTCAATCGGTGTTGAGATGGACTCTGGTGGGGAGCTTTCGCTCACCCGATAGAAGCCGTTCTGTCCAAGGAAGTACACTTGTCCAGACACTTCGACAATCGAGAAGGCGTTCGTCGTGCCGACTTCGCCCGTGATACCCGTCGCACCAGCGGCAATCGCAATGTCATCCTGCGTAAAGCCCGTCCAACGGGAGATACCGCTGCGGTGGAAAATGAGCAAGCTTGACCCGCTGACCGCCAAGCCTGTCGTGTTCTGGTCGCCAAAGGTGCGGATAATAGCTTCCCCGCCACCACTGGCTCCAACGCCCAGCGTATCCCCGTCATTCAGCTCAGAGTAGTACACGCTCTGGTCAATGCCCGTCACACCAAAGAG